TTAAAGACTGCTTCGGGAAGCTCAAACACAGGTGGAACGGAAGGCAGGTTGACTCACGAACTAGCAGGCTGACGAACAAGGTTCAAATCGAAGCTTGGATCAAGGACTACGGTATTGACTCCGATTTCGTCAAGGTGCGCGTGCGAGGCATGTTCCCGGCAATGTCCGCCCGGCAGTTCATAAGCTTGATTGATATTGACGCTGCATTCGGCAAGGTGCTGCACTCTCAGCAATTCGACTTCGCCCCTAAAATCCTGTCTTGTGACCCAGCATGGGAAGGCGACGACGAGCTTGTGATCGGATTGAGGCAGGGGTTGTCGTTTCGTATCTTGCGGGTGATCCCGAAGAACGACAACGACATTTACATCGCAACGCTGCTAGCTGCAATCGAGGACGAAGAGAAAGCGGACGCCGTATTCATCGATGGTGGGTACGGGACCGGCATTGTGAGCGCCGGTAAAACCATGGGCCGCAGTTGGCGTCTTGTGTGGTTCGGTGGGGAATCAACGGACCCTGGATGCCTTAACAAGCGTGCTGAAATGGCAAACTCCGTAAAGGGCTGGCTTAAATCAGGTGGAGCTATTCCCGCCGACCAAATCCTTTACGACGAGCTTTGCGGGGAAGAGATTGTTCCAAGGTTCGATGGGAAGATTCAGCTTGAACCGAAGGATGCATTCAAGAAGCGCGTTGGTTGGTCTCCAGGAAGACTCGACAGCTTGAGGCTTACATTCGCACAGCCCGTGGTGAAACTGAGCGAACAAGAGAGATTCATCGCATCGCAACCCGAGAAGCCTGAAGCGAGGTACTGGCGTGGACAAAGACACTAAACTGGTTATCGAATTTCTCAACCAATGGCACCAACCCGTCCCGGTGAGACCCGAAATCAAAGGGTTGCCGCTGGTGTGCGGGGCTGCCTTGAGTTTGAGAGAGGTTGTGTCCGTGCCGGTTGGTGCGGTGTTCTGCCGCGTCGTGGAGGCGAATGATGGCGATTGACAAAGAGGAACTTCTTTCGCGCTTCGAAGACATGAAACAAGAGCGCCGTCAATCAATGGATGCTCGGGCGAAGAGCGTCGCAGAATATATCGCACCGGAGCGGGGACGATTCGAGGACGACGACCGCCGTCCGGACCGGATGCACGGCAAGAGGGGCGACCTGATCATCGATTCAACTCCGATGGCATGTCTTGAGGTTGCGACGAACGGAATGTACTCGGGGCTGACTCCGCCGTCCCGACCCTGGCATCGAACAAAATTCGAAGACGACGGGTTGAACAAGTGGGGACCGGCCAAGGAGTTCATGGACGCGCTCGAAAAACGCCGGAACGCAGAGCTGCGACGGAGCAACTTCTACTCGGCCATGCACTCCAGTTACGGCGAATCCATCGCGTTCGGGTCAACTCTGATCGGCATGGAGGAATTTCCGGAAGGCGGTTTCCGGTTTCGGACATTCACGTTCGGGGAGTTTTACTGGGCGCGGAATGCCGCGGGTAAGGTGGACACGGTTTACCGAACCGAGTTAATGACGGCAAAGCAAATGCGTGATGCATTCGGCGACGATAAACTTTCCAAGCAGGTACGGCAAGCTCTCCGGGAAAATCGGCTCTATACCGCCTATGAAGTGCTGCACGTTGTCGAACCGCGCCCGGATCGGAACGCGGGCAAGAAGAACTCCCAGAACAAACCCTTCTCATCGGTGTGGATGGAACTGTCAAATGATCGTGAGATCCTGCGAGAATCCGGGTTTGACGATTTTCCTTACGCCGCCGGGGTGTGGATGCTGGTCGGGTCCGACAACTATGGTTCCGGCTCTCCTGGGCTGCGGGTAATCCCTGACGTCAAGATGCTTCAAGACATGGAAGACTCATGCCTGTTGGCCACACACCGGGAATTGGACCCTCCGATTCAGGCCCCGGTGTCGCACAAGGGTGAGCCGATCAAGCGCAACGCTGGAGGCATCACCTATTACGAGGGTCAGGGGGGCGAAGGGTACAAGAGACTCTACGAGTTCAAGTTCGACCTTAACGCCGGGGAGTTGAAGTCAGAAGCCATTCGCAAGCGAATCTACAAGGGGATGTACAACGATTTGTTCTTGGCGATCATCCAGGAATCGCAACGCGGAACCCCGCCGACGGCAACACAAATTCTCGAAATGAAAGCCGAGCAAATGCTCCAACTCGGTCCGTTCATTGAGCGGCAAGAGGATGAGGTACTAGATCCCATTGTTGTGTTCACTACGCTGCGGATATTGCAACGGCCGTGGATTTACAATCTGCCGCCGCCGCCCGAGGAAATTTCCAGTCAGCCGTTCAAGATCGAGTACATTTCGCTGCTGGCTCAGGCGCAACGCATGGTGGGTATCAAGACCATCGATGAGACGGCCCAGTTCGCCGGGGGAATGGCAGCGGTAAGCCCGTTGGTTCTGGACAATTACGATTTTGACGAAATGGCCAGGGAGCGCGCGGATCTCGTCGGGTTACCGGCCAAGTGCCTACGAAGCGAGGACGAGGTGATGGAGGTCAGGAAGGCTCGCGAACAGGATCAAGCACAAATGGCTCAGGCGCAAACGGCGCAAGCGGCAGTCGAGGGGGTGAGAGCTCTCGGCCAGACGCCGATGAACCCGGAAGACCCGAACGCGCTGACGGAGATTATCCGAGGCCTTGGCGGTGAGGAGGCGGTCGGTGGAAACGCCTAGGGAGCGCATACAGAAGCGGTTGGAGGCACGCGAAGCCGTTCACTCGCTTGAGCTGCAGGAGGCTTACCGACTGACGTTCGAGACGCCTCACGGGCGCACTGTGCTGCGGGATATGATTTTGTCCGGGCATTTTTTCGAGACTACTTGCACGGGAAACGCATGGTCTCATTTCTACGAGGGAGACCGTAACCGCGTGCTTAGAACGATGAGTTTCATCCCCGGCATCGTGGGGGGAGTCCTGGCGGAGATAATGGCCGACCGTCAGGGGGAGCTTAACTTGGCTGCGGCTAAGGCCGTCAGCGTAGACTAGAGGAGCTTTTATGGAAGACAATTTGCAACCGGGCGCAACCGGAACCCCTACGGGTAACACCAATGCGGACGGCGCGGCTGCGGTGCAAAATCCATCGTTCATCGAGAGTTTGCCCGAAGATATCCGTGGGCACGAGGCAATCAAGAACTTCGACTCCGCGGAAAAATTGGCTCGGGCGCACCTGGAAACCTTGGGCAAGGTAGTGATCCCGCCGGAATCTGCGGACAAGTACGAGATTACGATCCCTGATGGCAAACAGGTGAACCGGGAGTTCATGGCCGGGTTCAAGACCTGGGCGCACGAGGCGGGGCTTTCGCAGAAGCAGGCAGAGACGCTGGCCGCGAAGTATATCGCGTTCGAGGACGCACAACTTGCTGCTTACTCCAAGGCCGCAGAGGCTCAGGTCAACGCGGTCAAGATCGAGTGGGGCGATAAGTTCGACGCAAACGTTGCGATCGCGCACAAAGCCGTCGAGCAGTTTTGCACGGCCGAGGACAAGAGGTATCTCGACGAATCCGGACTGGGGAACAACCCGACGCTGGTTCGGATGTTCTACAAGATCGGGCTTGCGATGAACGATGACACGATGGGGCAGGGACGACAGGGTTCGGCGGGACAGCAAATGCCGAGAACGTCGGGCGGAACGCCGCAACTGAGTTTTCCGTCCATGCAACCCAAGTAGCGAAGCCCGCGTAACCCGGCTTAGGGTTCGGGAACGCTTATTAACACCTCCAGACTGTCGTGAGACAGACAAAGGAGCTTACCGGAAATGGCGACTGTTGCAGTTCAAAACATGCTGACCCTGCTTGAGTTGGCGAAAAATATCGACCCAAGAGGACAGCAGGCTATCGTCGCGGAGATTCTTACCAAAGTTAACAAAATTTGGGACGATATCCCGTGGTTCGAGGCAAACGACATCTTTTCCCACGTGACCGCTCAGGAATACTCGGAGCCGGAAGGCGAACTGAGAACTCTGAATGATGGCGTGGGCCTTGAGGATTCGCAGACCGTCAATATCCGCGATGTCCTCTGCATGATCGAGTCCTATTGCGATTCGGATATCGCGCTCGTGAACGCCGCTCCGAACCCCATGTCTTTCAGAAACGGGCGTGCCCGCCGCTTCATTCGCGGCATCTCAAAAACATTCATTACGAACCTGTTCTACGGGAACAACGGAACCGATCCCAAAAGTTTCAACGGGTTGGCTGTCCGTCTTGACGCACTGTCTCAGACCAATGTGGTTGACGGCGGCGGAACCGGTTCGGACCTGACTTCGGTGTACGTCGTGCGGTGGGGCGAAGGCATGGCCAACTGCCGGTATCCTCGCGGCTCAGGCATCGGCGTTCAGCATCGGGATCTCGGAGAGGTAACGGCTGAAACCGCTGCGGGAAAGAAGTTTCAGGCGTACCGCGATTGGTTCAAGGTCCACGGCGGGCTGGTCGTGGAAGACGACAAGTGCATAGGCCGGTATGCCAACATCGAGTCGGCCGGGGCGTCCAACACGTTCGACGAAGACTATCTTATCGAGCTCATGAACCTGATGAGCGCCGATGACGACTGGTCCGGCGCTGCAATCTACTGCAACGCCACCGTTCGAACGCAAATGGAAATCCGGGCCAAGGACAAAACCAATGTCAATTATTCGTTTAGCGACGCTTTTGGCGCCGGGCCGGTACTCACCTTTCGCGGGGTTCCGGTGCGGTTGTGCGAAGCGATCCTGAACACCGAGACTGCGATCAGCTAGGCGCGGGAAGGGGGAAATACCATGTCCATTATGGACGTTTTTGGAATTTTTTCGGATGAGCAGGCTCTTACCGCGACCGCAGACAGCGAGACCACGCTTGATTTCGGCGCGGGCGCGGATGCCTGGGGCGCTGCAAAAGCCGCTCCCGAACTGGCCGACGGCAAACCGCTTTGGCTGAACGTCATGGTTCAGACCGAGTTGGATTCGGCCGGGGATACCGCGACTCTCACCGTGGCGCTGGCAACGTCCACCGACAACAGTTCGTTCTCGAACAAGTTGGCGACGGCGGCGATTGCAGAGGCGAGTCTCATTGCGGGGTATTGCATCCTGGCGGTGCCGCTGCCCACTGGTTTGTCGCGGTATAACAAGCTGATCTATACGGTCGGCACGGAGAATTTCACCAGCGGAAAGATTTCCGCGTGGATCGGGCTCGAACCGTATAAGGCGGCGTAAGGAGGATTTATGCCGAAAGTTCGTTGCACTGGATACTGGTGGTTCAACCGCACGTTGTATAAGGCCGGGGCGGAACTTGACGTTCCCGAGGGCACTTCGGTCCCGCGAGGTTTTTTCGTGGACGGCAAGGAAATCCCAAAGCTTCCCCGGAAGAGCGTCGTGGACGCCACCAAGGACGCGACCATCGAGCGCCTGAACACGGAGAATGCAGAACTCCGGGCGCAACTAAAAGCCAATCAAGACAAACTCGCCGCTCCGGCGCGAAGCCGGAAGGGTGATTTTCTGTAGGGGGTGAAACATGGGTGTGAAACTCAGAGATCCAAGGTTTTACGGAGCGAGCCCGATTGCACAGCCTTCCAGCTCAAAACAGGCCGCCGTCGCAACGACCGCGATCACCACGGCCGCGATCACCACGACCACGAACGCTTACGGCTATGCGACGACAACGCAGGCGAACAATATCGCCGTCATCGCTGACGCTTGTCGGACCCTGGTTAATCAACTTCGATCCGATCTGGTGACCCTGGGCCTGATCAAGGGTTCGTGATCATGATAAATCGTCGGCGGATAGCCCGCGCACGCGAAAAGGGTTTCCCGAGCCCCTGCCGCCGACGTCTATCGGGATACTCAACGGGGGAGTATGCATGAAGGTCTTTATCGCTACACCAACTTATGATGGGAAGGTCGTCAAGGGCTACGAAGCATCCTTGAAAGCAACCCTGGCCGAATGCAAACGAAACGGTTTAGAAGTGGAATGGAAGCCTTTTAGTGGGTGCTGCTACCTTCCGCTTGCCAGAAACAAGTTGGTCGATCAGTTCCTAAAATCCGGGGCAACCGATCTAGTGTTCATCGATGCCGACATCGAGTGGTTTCCCGACGACTTCTTTAGGTTGCTCTCGCACCCCGTGGACATTGTGGGCGCCGCGGATCGACACAAGACGTTTGAGGAA